CCATTCCCAGAATTTGAATTTATCGGCATTCTGCAGTTCTTTCTGGCTTGTGGTGTTTTGGTCTGTTGTCCTTGACGCTTTATTTATCTCTTCTTGAGTTTTCTCGGTGTTATTTCCAGTCCCCGCCAAGAGTTGATTGGTTTCGTCTTTTAGATAAAGTCCGTTTTTGACTCCCGCTTCCAATTCATTTCTTCTCAGCTTAATCCCGAATCTTCCCATATAATCCGCCTGTTCTATGTCTATTCCCCCGCCTGACGGGTCAATCAGGAAGTCGTGGACATCAACATTCTCTAAGTGGGCCTGATATCCGTTAACCGAATCCGCATGATAGGAATAAACCGCCCTGCCGTAAATTATTCCTTGTTTCTTCCCCGCCAAATCCTTGATGTTCCAGAAATCAAGTTGCTGGTCGTATTGCCTCAAAGCGTTTAATCTGTCAACTCTCGCCAGTTGGGATTCTTTCCTTTTGGTGAATTTGAAGACAAGGGGATTTTTTATTTTTGAAAGCAAAGTATGGACGAACTCCTGCATCCGTGCCAAGTCTACATTGGCCCGGGATTCGGTGGTCGGTTGTTTAACTCCATAATAAAGTGATTCGTTAAGAATCCATTTTTTTATTTTGCCCTGTTTATGCTGACGAGAAAAAGATATTTCAGATTGTGCCTGAGTTACAATTTTATCTCGTATAACTTTATCTTTGTATGTTAATTTTTCTGCCATTACCTTACCGTCCTTAATGTCCTGAATAATGCTTTTATAAAAACTATCAACTTTTCAAGCCAGTTAAGTTTGATTTCTTCTCTTACTTCCGCTTTTGGCTTATTGACAATCCCACTCTTTGATTTGTAATAATTGCTAAGTTGCCCCGTCCTTTTTAAATATTGAAACTTCTTCCGCCGGGCTTTTGTATATTCGCCCCGTTCCGTTTGGATTGTTTGTTTAATTGCCATCATAATTTCTAAATGCCGATTTCGTCATAGAGAGGCCTTTCCTCCTCGATTGGTTCTGTTGTTGATTTATTGGGTTTGTAAGCTATCTCCTCCTGGTATTGCAAAGCGTCAGCCAAATCGTCATATTGCCCCCTCGGGAACCTTACTAATTCATCCACCAAGTCTTCGGTATTGTCGCCCGGTTCTTTCTTAAGAAATATCTTTTTATTCTCGAATCTCGGCTGGAGTCTTCCCCTTATCCGGTCTTCTTTCCTTATCCCTTTGTCTTTTAATTCGTGGATTATAAAGAATGTCGCCCTCCTTTCCATTTCCTGCCTTAGGAATGGGTATATCAAATCTTGGAACGCTTTTTGTTCAACCCCGATTTCATTCGGCTTCCAGTAAAGATAAAGCTCAAATATCTTCTGAATCAGCGCCGGAGTGTCTCCCTTGAACCTTATCACTTGCCGGAGATACCAACTGCCCTCCAAATCCACCGAATTGACTATTATGCCTATGAAATCCGTCCCCTCTTTTGTGGAAGGCGCATTGTCTATCGTTATAAAAGTATTTAAAGTTTTCCCCGCCAAACTGTCGTCCGAATACCTATTTTCAAAAAAACTTCTCTTGAAGGCGGCGGAACTGTCATCTACGGGGTCATTTTTCCAAAGGCAACTAAAGTCGTAGCTTCCTATCTCTTTTTCTTTTGCCGCCAACAATTCTTTAGTGAACTTCTCTGGGAATACCGGCTCACCCTTGTCGTCATAGCAACCGACAACTATCCTGTCGTATATCGAGTTCCCAAGAAGCCATCCGTGCAGATCGTCCATCGCCCACCTCGTCCCTATGTCGATTATTATTCCGCCCGGCTCCAATAATGACTGCAAGTCCTTCCAATACTGCTTCACCTTGTCCATCTGCTCTTTGGTCCCGACATTGACCCTGCTTACCAAGTCATCGGCAATTATTATGTCGTAATGCTGTGATACCAAACTTGTGTCCAACGAACCCACCTGTATTGTCGGTTCTTTCATATTTTTCGTTCTTGCCGTTATTATAATCTGGGTTTCAGTCCACTTTGATTCGTCGTTTACCCAGTTTCCGTATAAGAACCTGAAATGCTGATTTTTTTCAAAATGCGTCTTTATTTCCCGCAGAAAAGATTTTGAATTGTCCAGCCGTTCGTTCGTGATAAATACTCTCGAATCGGGATTGTTTACCAGTTGCTGGATCGTCCACCCTATCGTTACTTCAGTTGTTTTCAGGTGGCCTCTCGGCAGGAGGATTATCCCCTTCTTTGTTTCCTCCACTCTTTTCAGGAACTCCTCCACCTGCTTGTGTATCTGCCCCATTTTCGGATAATGGAGTATCTCCTCCAGCAGGAATATCAGTTCCCTCTTTCCCCGTATCTTTTCCGTTTCCCGCAACATTAAGTCTAATTCGCTCAAGTTTTTGTTCATCTGTTAGATTAGAATAAATATCTACTTCGCCTGATAGTTCTAAACTTTCTTTCGCTTTACCAAATGCCCGGTCTAATAAACTGTCTATGGCTCTTAATTCCGGCGACTTCGTTGAAATATAATAATAGCTATCCAAGGTTTCTCCATTTTCTTCTGCGTCAAGATATTCTTTTATTTCTTCTGGGTCTTCTACCAAAACATGTTCTCTGCGTTTTTCTTTTCCTTCACCGGTTTCATCTATTCGGTATAAATAAGATAATCCTTGGGCAAGTGTAAGCTGAGAATTAATTATCTTCTCAACATTATTCACTATTCTCTGAATCATTTCCTGCTCGGCTATCTTTTTATCTTTCGTGGATTTATTCATTGAACCCTTAGGTCTTCCTGCCCCTGGCCTTACTCCTCCATTAACTGATTTCTTTTTCAAAATATCAGTTTTTTCCCCTTCTATTTCCCCCATTTTATTTATTCAATAATAAAAAATAAATCTTCTCGGCATAATATGCTATTTTTAATATCCCGAAAATTCCTATTGCCCCGCCGAAACTTATCTGAAGTATCTTTACTGCTTGGACAAGGTTTAGTTCGTCAGAAATAAAGTTTTTCATTTTTATTCTTTTCCCGATTTGTTTCTTGAGGCGGGGGTTAACCGCCTTACAGTGGAACAACCCACTTTTAAACTAGGTATGACCCTCTCCTGAAAAAACGAATCTGCTGTCAAAGATTATCTGTTAATCTCTTGAACCTTGCCTTGCTCATTTGTATCTGCGGGAATTTCTTGGCTACCGCCGATCTGACCGCTTTTTTCTCCGCTGGCGTTCCATTTGCCGAAACCCTTGCTAATGCGTTTCTGGCGTGTGCTAAATCTTCTATCGGGTATTTCCTTTTCCCTGGATATACAAAACTCTTTTTGGGGAGATTTTGTTTTTGCTGATAGGTAAGTTTTCTTTGCATTACTTTGGTTGTTTTAACTTCCCCCGAAATTGAGGGTCCACCCCCTACTGGATAACAGACATGGATATACTTCCCTTTTTCAGGGACAATGGTTCTAACCTTTCCTCCGTTTTTTACGCAATCTGTAAATGCTTTTGGCATGTTTATAAATAGTTATAATATCTTTTTCTCGGTTTTATTGTTTGAGGCATTCCTTTTTTATGGGTCGCTTGCCATCTCACCAATCCCACCGGAACCTTCCCTTTCGCCACGCTTTTAGTTGGTTTGGCCATTGTGGTATCTTGATGCCCCACCTGAGAGGCAACCAATTTGCCGAGTTTCTTCACATCATCGGCGGTGTAGCTTTCAGGCACCTGGACTTCTACTGATACTTTTTTTGTTTTTTTTGCCATTTTATTAAAGTAAGTTATATAATTTCTGTTTCCGACTTTTTGATAATGATTTAAATTGCTTTTCAGATTTATAAATTGTGGCTTCGTGCATTTGAGGATGTAAAATATGTTGCTGTTCGTGGTAGAGGGTTATTCCTATCTCCCCTGGTTTTCTTTTCTTAGCCCGTTTTTTATTAATTCTGACCAGTCTTTTTCTGAAATCGGTTTCCCCGACTCCTTCTCTCATTTTATTGTCAGTCTTAAATTTGAATCCTTTGTAAATTCCCATTTTCTATTTTTTTGATATTACATACTTCTCCGCATTTTTGGCAGGTATATCTTTGCCCGAATTCATTTTCGGTTTCCTGATTGTATTTTTCCCCGCAGCATTCGCTTAAGAATATGAATTTTCTATTTTCCGCCATTTTAGTTTAATAACTTTCTGATTTCATACGAAATACCCCCGAAGTCAAAGCTATCTGTCCTATTCGTCCAATACAAATCTTCCCTACTCAGTTTTGTTTCTTCCAGATTTACCTCCTCGACTATCTTTATTATTTTTTTAAGCGGTTTTCTCTGAAAAATCTTGGCATACCAATAAAGAGGAGTTATCCCTTTTCTCATTATCCGCCACTTTGATTTCATCTGTTCTGTCGGTTCCCGGGATATTATTGTGTCAAATAACCTTTTTGTTTCTTTCAGCGGATTTTTCAGGAAAGCCGTTTTATCCAACTCTGAAAATATGTCCTGCCATCTGTATCTGTATCCCTGCGAAGCTTCTAAGTATAGGCAAGCAATATCTCTTTCCATCGGGAACTCCGCCATTACTCTGTATAGTTCCCGGACCGGCTGGGAATACTTTTTCACATCAAGGAAATTGTCGTAAAGCGCGTTCCAGATAAATCTCAGGTAAAACTCATAATTGACGAGGAGGGAAATCAGTATGAAAATCTTTTCAAATATATTCTTTTTTTTAAATCCGTTTATTCCCCCGATGAATTGGAGGAAATGGGTAATGCCCCTTTTGTAAATGAATGCCGCCTGAAAATTATCCATCAGCATCAGTCCCCTCAACGGCATTTTATGTTCTTTGAAATGAACCAGGCATCCTCCTTCCTTCAGCGGTTCGAACCAATGAACCTCGTTTGTTTTTTCATCACTACTACTGGGAAAATTCCGGATTTTCGGCTTAGTATAATATTCCTGCATCATCGCATTCACCAATCCGTTCCTGAATGCTTTCCAATTGCTGAGTAAAAGAACGCTTTTTTTCTTCCCCGTCAAAATACTCATTTTTCTATTTTCTCTTTTATTTCTTCAGCCGTTTTTATCGCTTGTTTTCTTTCTTCTAATTTTTTGGGGTCTTCGTTAAGAAGGTTGATTTCTACAATGTTTGCCTCAATCTGGTAATCGAAATCTCGTTTTAAAATAACCGCAATGTCTTTATAAACTTCCAAAAAAACCTGAGACCTTTTAAGAGTATCTAATTTTTCAATATCGCCGTTCCACTTTTCAATTAATTTTTTCAGTTCGTCTTGCTGATTTTCCATAAAAAAAACGGACACAGTCCGCAGTCTCCAATTAAAAAACTAATCAGAAACTTTGGATTGTGCCCGTCGTAGATGAGTGGCCCCCGCCACTGTCCGTGATAGGGCTATTGATTAACTATATTTAAAGCCAGAGGAAGTGTCAAGTGGGGAAAACTATTTTGCCCATTTATGGCGTTCCGGCTTGTCTATCTCCCGGATTTTCCCTTTGGATTTATCAACGATAATTCTCCCTGTGTCATAATTGAAAAATCCGCATTCCAATAACTTCATTATTTCATCTTCGTATCGGCAGCATTGTTTGAAGAATTCTGCCCGAGAATATGACAACTCAATCTTTATTATCTGAATTTGTTTTATGGTTTCTTCAGCCATTCGTTTATTTTTTCTTGGATTTTAGTAATAACAAAAGCCCAAACCAATATAATAATTATTCCTGCTATAAAATACTTCATTCTTTTATTTCTTTCTTCTCCCGGATTTTTACGAAATATTCAACATCCCCGTTTTCTTTGTAAACCCTAACATCAAATCTTTCTGTATTGAAAAGTTCCTTGCAAGAATTATAAGGTGCGTTGATTACAAAATGCTTGTCTTCGTATATTTCCGCTTTATGAATGTTTTCCGCCATTTTATTTCCCCGAATTATCAAATTGGCATTCGACCAATGCCTTATTGAGATTGTCAATGTAAATCCTACATTGTTTTATTTCCACCCGATAATCGTTTAATATCCGCCAAACCGCCAAAAAAGAGCCGAAGAACAATAGCACCAGCGCCACTTCCGATATTAAGATTTTGGGAGATGTTTTCATAGTTCCTTGATTACTTCATTGGCAACTTGCCTTAATTTTTCTAATTTCCATTTCAGGTTTTTATTCGGCGATTTTATATCTGGCGGATTTTTACTTTTAATGAGTAGTTTCTCAAAATAATCCCAATTTATAAATACCATACTAGCCTCCAATGGAAGTTGTGGCGGATGCCACACCACTATCGGCTCTTGCGTTCCCATACTTTCTTTCTCGGCCTGTTTATACCAATCTTTGCTAAAATTCTTTTGGTTTTTACACTCTATACAAAGATTGAGGTCATTCCAAATATCTCCTTTGTTAAGTCCATTGCCACTACCCTTCTGTCTATAGGCCCGGCGATCCAAACCTGATAACCTTAATCTGTCCGTTATCCAGTTTTCAAGCTCTTTGCCTTTTTGTATTCTTGATTGAATTCTCATATACTCTCTTTTAATCACTATCTAAGTTTATTTTTTAGGCGGGTTTTTAAATTGATATTTCCCAGCCCCGAAAGTCAAATTCTTTTCTAATCCAAAATCCTTTATAATTTTCTTTTGTCGTTATTTCTCCTTCTGGTGGAAATGAAAATAGTTTGAAAATCCCAAAATGGAACATCACCCCATTTTTTCGCCAATAAATAGGGACAATCCCGAATTTGAAATGCCATTTATTTAATACCAATCTACCTTTCTCCATCTTCATTTTGATTTTTCTTGGATAACAAAATCAATTAATTTAATAAATTGAAGGGGATCTTTACTTTTCCATTTGGCTTTAAGAGCAATATGATATAAAATAAGTTTCCACATTGGAATTGGCTCAACTTTAGGAACTTCAGGCAAACCCAAATCATAAACAAATAATTCTTCCAAGGGCGAATTAAAAATATTCTTGTTTTCTTCCTCCATCTTTTTTAACTCTTGTTTTTATTTACGACCTTTTTTATTTAGCCCGTTTTCTAAAATAATGTTTTATATTCCCTGAATGCTTCTTGGAAGATATGGAGACCGAGTTCGGGGTTGACGCAATTTCTCAATAATGTTCTTTTGTCTATCCCTTTATATTTTGATAAATCAAATCCCTTAAAATTTTCTAAAATCTCTATCCCTGAATTGTGTTCCCTTGAAGTAGTAGTAAAAGGAGTGATAAAGAAATTTGTCCAGAAGTAGTGTTGTGCTATCTCTTGTGGCGTAATAAGTGGTTTATACCAACCAACAACATTTTCAATAACATATTTCCCATCATAATATCCTCGTAAAAGTAGTATTTCTTCGTAAAGTTTCATATCTGGGTATAGGGGGGGGTTTTGGATGGGATTTATTTTTCTTATTTTACTATGTGTTGGACAAGGTGGTGAACTCCAAATGAAATCAAACTCCTTGAAATGGTCTAATAGGTATTGGTGGGCGTCTGCCACGATTACTTTGTCGTTAGGAAAGAAATCTTGGTATATCTTAGCTATTTCGGGGTCTAATTCTATTGCGGTTATTTCGTCTTGGTCGCCCCAGAGTTTTCTGTTGCCCCCGATTCCAGCATAAAGATTAAGTATTCTCATTTTTTATGCCCCTGATGGGGGTGTTAAATCTCTCTTAAAAATATATTTTCCTTTATGAGTAGAAAATCCTTCATCTATTTGAAATCCAACTAATTCCCAACCATCATTTCCTAATTTATTTAATTCATTTTCGGGAAAATCAAAGGTATCTATATTGGTTCTAATTAAATACTCAAATTTTTTCATCTTTCCTTTATCTTTTTAATGGGTTGGTAATTCGCTCTAATCTGGCGGCGAGATGTCAGCTGATAGGTGCTTGGATTATCCCGCTTAACCTTGAAGACCCAGGAAAGCCCCAGTTCTCTTCCGTAGCACCGCCACGCCAGATTACAACGAACTACTCCCTCTTTTCTTAATGGCTGGGGTGCTGGGCTGGTAAATATTTACAACTCACTTTGATATAATCTCGTGTGCTTTTCTCTTTTAAGCTACAGCCCAGCCCTCAACCATCAAGTCCCTTTTTCGGCTTCTAATATCTTCTTATTGATTTCGGAAACTGCTTGGTTAAAACCATTATCATATTCATTCATTGGAATTTTAAATTCTTTTTCTTCTGCCCATTTTTTCAGCCCTCCCAAAATCTTGCGGAAGTTGGCTCGTTCTTCTCTTAAAATCTTCCCTGCCAAAAAACTATGTTCTTTTATACATTTATCTCGTTCGGATTGGCGGATTTGTTCTAATAACTCTGGGTCATTATATTCTTTTCTGAGATTAAGCCCTTCTTCGTATCCTTTGGCTCTGGCGGTTGAGAAGAGGGTGCGGATTTTCGGTTTAATAATTTCCCAATACTTTTCCAAATATGGTAAAATAATCTCTTTTGTCCCTTCCAATTTTTCAGAGTCAACTCTTATTTTAGGGGCTAATTCTTTTTTCCATTCTTCAGTTTTCGCTTTAAGTTTTAATGTTTTCATATTTTTATTGCCCGATTAAATAGGTTAAAACAATAATTCCGCCAATAAGATTACTATAGCCACTATCAAGAAACAGAATATGGTTGCCCTTAATTCTGTAGCAGCAATCCAATGTAATGGATATTTTTTGAAATCTATTATTTCTTTCATAGGTTAAAGTTGATTAGCCGAAAACTCCTAAACGAGTTAAACTTTCTAATGTCAATGGCTTTGCCGGTTCTGTTCTGTCTCTCTTTCGGCCGGTCATAAAGCAAGGGTAAGAGTCAGCATCTATTATTTCAGCCGTTTTCATCTTCAGGGTCCTGAACCATATCTCGTTGCCTATCCGCGCTATTCTCTGCCAGCGCCGGAAATTGCGATACATCGGACAGATATAGGTAAAATAAAATCTTCCTGTTTTGATTTCTTTCATTTGAATCATTGTGTAAACACCTTCGCTGTTTGACTTCTTATAAGGCAGGATTTTTGTTATTTCAAACATTATTGTTTCCCTTTTTTATTTCCTTATTTTTCCTCATTTCCGCCACCAACCAGGAAAAAGTAAGCCCGTTGTGTTCTTGCCCGACAGCATTCCACGCCCTCAATAGTTCCTTTTCGGAATAAAGATTGCCTTCTTCCGGTTTTACGATATCGACTTGTTGGGTTTCTCGTGGCATGTAAGTTAAACTGTTATTTTTTTAAGGAATGGCGATTTTAGTTCGTTTAGTCGTTTTAGATTTTTATAATCAACGTCGTTGTCTTTATGTATTGTAGTGTCTTGTCTTATATTAGATTTTCCCTTTAGGGTGGTGGGATTTTCCCTTTTGGTTAAATCTGTTTTAACCTTTTGGGCAAATCTCTTCTTGGCTTTACACACTTTAACCACAAGTCCATAAGGGGTTCTACACAGGATTAAATATCCTTGATCTTTAAGTTTATTAAGGTTCTTTGATATCTTCGGCTCGGTAATTCCTATTTCTTCTCTGATTTCTTTTAGGTTGATTGGCCGACCGCCATAAACCCATCCCAATCCTCCGTCATCTATCTTTGTTATCTTATCCAAACACCACATAAACTCCCAAACTGCTGTCCCCATTCTTTTCCGGTGTTTCGGGTCAAGGAGATTATTGGTGATTTCTATAAAGAAACCTTTCAT